ATTCGGCAATAGCTAAAAGGTGATATACAATGGCAATTAATAGAGCTCAACTAGTAAAAGAACTCGAACCAGGACTAAATGCACTTTTTGGTCTTGAGTACGACAGATACGAAAACGAACATACTGAAATCTTTGATACAGAGAATTCAGACAGAGCGTTTGAGGAAGAAGTGATGTTATCAGGTTTCGGTCAAGCCCCAGTTAAAGGCGAAGGCGCATCCGTAACTTATGATACAGCACAAGAAACTTTCACAGCAAGGTACAGCCACGAAACTGTAGCTTTAGCGTTTGCGTTGACTGAAGAAGCAATAGAGGACAACCTTTATGACAGCTTATCTTCAAGATACACAAAAGCTTTAGCTAGATCAATGGCTACTACTAAGCAAGTGAAAGCAGCAAATGTACTTAATAATGGTTTCTCAACTTCCTTCCCAGGAGGCGACGGCAAACCACTCATGACAACTGATCACCCTACCTTATCAGGTGGAGATCAATCTAATGAGCCAGCAACAGCTGCTGATCTTAATGAAACTTCATTAGAAAACGCGATGATCGACATATCACAATTTGTTGATGAAAGAGGCATTAAAGTGAATGTTCAAGCAAGAAAACTAATCATACCACCTCAACTACAATTTGTAGCTGAGAGAGTTTTAAAAACTCCAGGTAGAGTTGGTACTTCTGATAATGACATTAACGCTATGAAACAGATGGGAATGCTCCCTGATGGATATACTGTTAATCATTACTTGACTGACACAGATGCATTCTTTATCAAAACAGATGCACCTAACGGATTAAAACATTTCGTTAGATCTCCTATGTCAACAGGCATGGAAGGTGATTTTGAGACTGGTAACGTTAGATACAAAGCAAGAGAAAGATATTCTTTCGGCTTTAGTGACTGGCGTGGAATCTACGGTTCCCCAGGAGCATAATTCGTTCTTCGAATTTTTAAGGGAGCTTCGGCTCCCTTTCTTTTTTACAGAATAAGGTATATCATTTAGTTCTAGGGTATATTAACTTGTTCTACAGACTGACCTAGCAGACAAGCCAAGACGGTAGAACTTATTTCCTTAGGAGGAAATTATGGCAAAATCAACTTTTTCAGGTCCTGTACAATCATTAGCAGGATTTATTTCAGCAGGTAACGCTAACGTAGTTAGTTTAACTGCAGACACAACATTAACAGTAGCAGATCATGCTGGTAAAGTTCTTGTATGTAACGACGCAGACGGTAAATTTACTTTACCGAGTATTGTAGCTACAGCTCCAGGAAGCAATGACGACCCTAACCAGTCAAATAACTTAGGAGCTACCTTTACTTTTATAGTAGTCACAGCAGCAACAGATATGGATATTCTAACCGACGGCACTGATAAGCTGGTGGGTGGGTTATACACTGGTGTTACTAACGCTACTGGTAAAACATTTATTTCAGGTGCATCTAACGATGTTATTACAATGAACGGAACAACTAAAGGCGGATTAGCTGGTAGTATTGTAAAATGTACAGCCATGGCTAGTGCTAAGTATGCTGTAGAAGGCATTATTTTAGGATCAGGAACTTTAGTAACTCCATTCGCAGACGCTTAATAGGAGTAACTTATGGCAGACGCAGTAACCTCAACAACAATTGTTGATGATGATAGAAAAGCGGTTATTCAATTAACTAATACGTCAGACGGTACAGGCGAGTCAGCTGTAACTAAAATTGATGTAAGTGCTTTAGCTACTAGAAAATCAGACGGTGCAACTTGTACTGGTTGTAAATTAGCTAAACTTTCTTACACAACCTTTGGTATGAGTATAAAACTACTTTGGGATGCTACTACTGACACTATCTGTTTAGATTTAAACGAAAACTATAGTGATCAGTTAGATTTTACAGAGTTTGGTGGAATACAAAATACATCTGGTTCTGGTAAAACAGGTGATATAAACTTGACTACTACAGGACATGCTAGTGGAGACTCTTACGTTATTGTTTTAACAGTAATTAAAACCTTCTAGTAATGGCTACTTCTGGCACTAAAACGTTTAAGCTTAGTATAGCAGACACTATAGAAGAAGCATACGAACTAGCTGGTATTGAATTAAGAACTGGGTACGATGCAGAAACTGCAAGGCGTTCATTAAATATTATGTTCGCTGATTGGTCTAACAGAGGTGTTAATCTTTGGACAATAGATCAAATCAGTACGAGTCTCACCACAGGCACAGCTAGTTATACTCTCAATGCGTATGATATAGATATAGTTTCTGCTATAGTTAAAGTTACAGACAGTAGCGGTAATTCTACTGATTTAGGAGTAGAACGTATAGGCAGAACAGAGTATCTCAATATACCAGACAAAACAATACAAGGCAGACCTACTCAAATCTTTTTAGACAGGCAAACTACTCCTGTTCTTAAAGTGTGGCCAACTCCTGATAACGTTTCAACCTACACTATAGTAGCTAACACAATACAAAGGATTGATGACGCATCAGCTTCTAATCAAGATCCTGAAGTACCTTCAAGGTTTATTCCTTGTATGGCTAGTGGTTTAGCTTATTACTTAGCATTAAAAAAGAACCCAGAAAAAGCTGGTATCCTGAAACAGCAATATGAACAAGATTTTCAGCTTGCTGCTCAAGAAGACAGGAATAGGGTTTCTTTACATTTCACTCCCGCTAGGAGTTCTTATTAATGGCGTATGCTGCTGGTAAAAAATCTTTAGGTAGGTGTGACAGGTGTGGTTTTGTTTGCGATTATCTTGAACTTAAAAAAGAATGGAATAACTTAAAAGTTTGTCAAGAATGTTACGAACCTAAACATCCACAACTTGACCCTATTGTTCACAGAGTAGACCCAGAAGCTTTAAGGGAACCAAGACCAACAGAACCAACCCCTACTATACATTTAGGTAAAGTTATAGTTTCAAACCCAGTTGATTCTAACGGAGTAAGTTCACCTATTATGTGGGCACAAAACAGTAACACAATAGGTACTCAATTTACAATGATTAAATTAACAGCTACCTTAGGTAGCGTAACTATAGTAACATAATAAAATGAGCTGGACAAAATCGACATTAAAAACTGCTATACAAGACTACATAGAGAGTACGGAAACTTCTTTAGTTAATAACATAGACAATTTTATAGAAAGTACAGAAGAAAGAATTTTAAAAAATGTACAACTAGATGTATTTAGGAAAAATGTAACTGGTACAGGTTCAAGCAGTAACACATACTTAGCTATGCCTACTGATTTTTTAGCACCTTTTAGTTTAGCTGTTATAGATAGCGATAGTAACTACAACTTTTTAAAATTAAAACATGTTTCTTTTATAAGAGATTACCAACCCGCAACCGCAACCACAGGCACACCTGAATATTACGCAGAGTTTGATCAAGAAAGATTTATTCTTGCTCCTACCCCAAGTACAGGATTCACCTTTGAACTTCACTATTTTTACAGACCAGCTTCTTTGACCACAGGTTCTGATAGCGGAACTACTTGGTTATCAGAAAACGCAATGAACGCTATGTTGTATGGCAGTTTAGTAGAAGCCTGCACATATTTGAAAAATTTTGAGACTATCCCAGTCTACGAACAACGTTATCAGGAAGCTTTAGCTTCACTTAAAAATTTAGGAGAAGCTAAGGATACTAGAGATCAATTTAGATATGATGAAATAAGGAGACAACCTCAAGCATGATAGAAGTAGATACAACAGCTGGGTTAGGTACTATTGGCGTAGCTACAACTAATTTAGGTGGACACACTCCAGAGTTTTGGGCGGAAAGATGCACAGCGAGAATATGTGGAATATCAGCAGACGCTGCACCACACATACGACAACAAGCTGAAGCATACAGACTAGCTATTTATGAACAAGTATTATATCATATTAAACAAGCAATCAACAGTCACGTAGTGACAATGAATGCTGAACTTACAACTCAAGGTCATCAAGAGATGGCTAAGATTTTAAAGGAACTTAAATAATGGCAATATCATCAACACTCACCACAAGTTTTAAAAAAGAACTTTTAGAAGCCAAGCACAATTTTTTAGCGAGTGGCGGAAATAGTTTTAAACTTGCTTTATACACTAGTTCTGCAACACTAGGAGCTAGTACAACAGCGTATTCAACTACTAATGAAGCTAGTGGAACAAATTACACCGCAGGAGGAGCAGCATTAACAAATGTTAATCCTACTTCAAGCGGTACAACAGGTTTCACAGATTTCTCTGACCTTACTTTTAGTAACGCAACTGTTACTGCTAGGGGTTGTCTTATCTATAACGACACTAACTCAGATAGAGCGGTAGCTTCTATTGATTTTGGTGGAGATAAAACATCAACAGCAGGCGACTTTACTATAGTTTTTCCAGCAGCAGCAGCAGACACAGCGATTATACGTATAGCCTAAAATGGCTCAGTACCTAAACGGTTGGGGTCGGGGCACTTGGGGTCAACTTGCTTTCGGCGAAGGCAGTATCCCAGTTTCAATTACCGCACCCGCAGCAGGTTCAGTTGGTACACCAATTGTAGCAGTTAATGCTCAAGCTGTAGCTTCAGTAGGTGGAGTTACCGCTAGTTTAGGGGCGGTAAGTGTTACTATTCAAGCTGAAGCTAATGTATCTGTTTCAAGTTTATTAGCAGCAGGTAACTTAGGTACAGCCACAACTACTTCAGTAAACAATATATCAGTAAGTGGTTTAGCTAGTACTTCAGCTTTAGGTACAGCAACTTTATCAACAAACAATAATTTATCAGTAAGTGGTTTAGCTAGTACTTCAGCTTTAGGAACTACCACACTAAACACAAACAATAATTTATCAGTAGGTGGTTTAGCTAGTACTTCAGCTTTAGGCACAAGTTCAGTCACCACGGTTAACAATGTTTTTGTAACTGGTGTTTCTAGCACAAGTTCCTTAGGCGAAATAACCGCTACTGGTTTAGCGAATATCGGTATAGAACTAGGGCAAGCTACTTCAGTACTTGGTTCTATTCTAGTTTGGGGAGAGGTAGATACAAATCAAGACGCAGATTGGCAAAATATAACTACTACTAACACACCTAGTTGGCAATCAGTAACAAACACTAATACTCCTAATTGGGAAGAAGTGACTTAACTTTTATGAAAAAACAACTTATAATAAATTCGAACGGAGACAAACATGGCAACATACGTTAATGATCTTAGGTTAAAAGAAATCGCTACTGGTGATGAATCAGGGACATGGGGCGATACTACTAACACAAATCTAGAATTAATAGCTGAAGCATTTAGTTACGGCACAGAAGCTATAACTACTAACGCTGATACACACACAACAACTATAGCAGACGGATCTACTGATCCTGGAAGGTCAATGTACCTTAAATATACAGGTACTCTTGATTCAGCTTGTACAATTACTATTGGACCTAACACCGTTAGTAAAATGTGGTTTATTGAAAACGCTACTAGTGGTTCACAAAACATACTAATTTCTCAAGGTAGTGGAGCTAACGTAACTATTCCACCAGGTGACGTAAAGGTAGTTTATTCAGACGGAGCAGGAAGCGGTGCAGCTATTACTGACGCTTTTGCTAATTTAAAAGTATCAGATGCAGCACAAACTAATATTACAAGTCTTGGAACTCTTACAACACTTACAGTAGATAATGTAATTATTAATGGTTCTAATATTGGACACACAGGAGATACAGATTTAATAACAGTAGCTTCTGGAGTAGTTACAGTAGCAGGTGAGTTAGATGCAACTTCACTAG